TTACCCCAATACGTTATTCATATAAGCTTCAAACCCTGAAATAGAATCCTTATTAATTTTGTCGCTAATATGAGAGTAAACGTTAGCAGTGATTTCTATACTCTTATGTCCTAGTCGATCTTGAATGTATTTCATACTTGCACCAGACTCTAATAAAAGAACCGCGTGGGTGTGTCGTAATGAATGTATTTCTAATTTAGGTAAATTTGCTTTCTTAAGTATGCGTGAGAATGCATTGAATAATGTTGACTTCGGCAAGAAATTTCCATCTACTCTTGAAAAGACTAAATCTAATTCATGTTCATATGCATCTTGTAAAACAAGCTTATTAGCATTTTGCCATTTTTTATGTGCTAGCAATTCATCGACTAATGTTTTAGGAATCATGATAGTACGTTTAGAAGTAAATGTTTTTGTATCTCCAAATAATTCTTCTTTTGTTTTAGCTGTAAAATCCAATGTTCTAGAAATAGTTATCGTATGTTCTTTTAAATTTATGTCTTTCCATTGTAAAGCAGCAGCTTCACCTTTACGCATACCAGTATTCAGGAGTGCCTTGAAAAAGATGTAATAAATATAGTTGTATTGATAAGAAGCCTTTAAGAAAAGGGGAATGTCTTCACTACGCATGTATTTTAGCCCTTCTCTTTCTTTGTTGTTCTTATTTGAAATAACTACTTCTTCACAAGGATTGTTTTCGATTTTTTTTAAGCTAACAGCCTTTTTCATAGCATTGTTCATTGTGCCGTGGATAATTTGAACAGTTCGTTTACTGTACCCCTGATCAGTTAAGGAGTTAATAAATTTTTGATACATCATTGGTTTGAGTTCTTTTAGGTTCATGTTTTGAAAGTAGGGGATAAGATGTTTTTCGATGTTACGTTCATGCAAGATAAAAGTGTTTTTCCTTACATTGTCTTGCTTAAATAATTTTAACCAGTCTCTAAGGTAATGTTTTAACGAAGTAGGAGTAATTTCAACTTCTAAACCGTTTAATAATTTTTTCTCTTCTTCAGCAGCCGCAAGTTGTGCTTCTTTTTTCGTCTTAAATCCACGTTTTGATTTTTCTTTGTATTTTTGAGTATAAGGGTCTTTAAACCTTACTCGGAATTCCCAAACATCTCCGAATTTTCTGAAGCTCGCCATTATAACATTCCCTCTTTCCTTATAATTGTAAAGTGGCTAGATTACTCATCCAATCACTTCACAGGAGTCTCTTTATAACCCGAAACTTCATATTTTATTTCATCATCTACTGTATAGATTTTTGTAACGATAGGTATCTTAATCATTTCTTCTTGTTTGACGGTGGATTTCTTTCGTTTTTCTCGTTCAGCGTTTAAATCAATAATCAAAATGTCTCACCTCCTTTTAGTAAGGCTTATAAAATTCTAACAGTTCAATTGGAATGTTATTTTTGTATGCTATACATGCTTTTGTATCACCAGGTTGAATGGTCTTTTTATCAATTAACAAAAGCGCAGCAAACGTATTTGCTTCTATCTCTAATTTATCAACTGAAAAGAATGTATTTTTACGCAGAAAAGGTGTGTTTGCATGAGTGTGTAGGATTGCATGTCCTAATTCATGCGCACAAACAGTTCTTTGCATGGATGGAGACAAATGATTATTAATAACGATGTAACGATTTCTTTTTTCATATTTATAAAATCCGTTTATTTCTTCGTGTAGATCCCAAGTTAGTACATTTATCTTTAAACAATCTGCAAGCTCATAGGGGTTATTCGTGTTGTGTTTTGTGCAAAGTTGTTGGACTAGATCTCTTATGACGAATTTCAATATTTTCCCTCCTAAGCTCGCATCAGTTATCGTCGGTATTACGATATTTCTTAGGAACGTATTTTTTATTGATTACTTTAGTTTGTTTCACGATGTATTCCATTGCATCTAATAAAGATTCTACGGCTTCTTCACTCATAGGCTCACCAGAGAACATTAATCCGTCTTCGCCTTGAAGATCTTTTTTTATTTCTTCCATTCTTTTTGCTATGTCTTTTTCATCTTTCTGTGTTAATTGCTCTTTGGGTTGGTCTGTAACAGCTCGTCCTAGTAAATAGTCAGCAGAAACTGAAAAACAATCAGCTAATTTACTTAGGACATCATGTGGAGGGAATCTTTCTTCTGATTCATAGTAGCCTATCATCCTTTGGGATACTCCGATTTTTTCAGCGAGCTGTTTTTGTGTTAAATTTTCTTTTTTTCGTAAAGATTTTATTCTAAGACCTATCATATTGTTCACCTCTCTAATTGAACTAATTGTTCACTTTAGAAAAAGTTTAGCACAAATTGTTCCTTTTTGCATTGACATAGAACAAAAAGTTCTGTAATCTGTATTTAGAACATATAGTTCTTTTTGGAGGTGACTAAATGAAAAACAAAATAAACTACCCACAAAAAAACTTATATAAAGAAATTGCAAGTTACTGTGGAGTTACTGAACGATATATTCGAATGATTGATCAAAAAGAAAGAACGCCTTCAATGGAAACGGCTAAGAAGATTGCAAAGTTTTTTGATATGAATATCGATGATATTTTTTTTAGTAACAAATCGAACTTTAAGTTCTTTTTAGTGGCATGTTGGTCTGAGAAAAATAAAAAGGAGGTTTCATAATGGGGAAATTAGCGTTAGTGAGTGACAAACTACAAAATAATGTACTAGTTTTTGAAAACAATGGAGAGGTTGTAACAGATAGCTTAACTGTTGCTGAAATGTTTGGGAAAGAACACAAAAATGTAAATCGTGATATTGAAGTGCAATTAGAAAAGTTGGCAGAAGCAAATGAAGCAGAGTGGGGGGTGCTCAACTTTGGACAGACCCAGTATCAACATCCTCAGAACAAACAATGGTATAAAAAATATTTATTAACAGAAGATGCATTTGCAATTGTAGCAATGTCCTATGTGACTTCAGAGGCAATGAAAATGAAAGTAGAGTTTTTACGAGAGTTTAAAAGAATGAAAGAACACATCGAAAAAAGAATGCAAATTCCTGGGGATACATTTGGACAAATCGAGTTGATAGCAGCAGGAACTAGTAACTTAAATAAAAGAGTTTCCTCATTAGAGCAGGTAGTTGAAAAACAATTAACGGTAGATTACGGACAGCAAAGAGTAATTGAAAAAACAAAAGCCAAACGGATTTATTTTTTATGGGAGAACGGCCATGTAGATATAGAAGTACATGATTCTACTCGCAAGCTATTCGGATTACTAGGACGTAATTTGAAAGATGCATTCAATGTGAATAGTTACAGGGACATTTTGAAGAAAGATTTCGAGGAAGCTTTGAACTTTATAAATGGCTGGAGACCAATGGTTTAAAAATAAGGAGGGAATAATTATGTTCAATGTTCAAATAGACGAAAATGTTGTGAAGGAATTATGTGTGGAAGAAATTCAAAAGAGGGTTAAAGAGTACGATGCCGAGTTAGCCTTTTGGGATACTAAGGAACTTAAAAAGCGTGTATGTATGTCGTGGAATACAATTCAGGATCAGTTCTTCTTTGACCCACGGTTCCCAAAATTCAAAGTGGGTAAGAAATGGTATTTCCCAGCAAAACAAGTACAAGCATTTTTAGTTGAATGGGCAGAGGAAAGGATGGATTAATGATGTTTACAATTGATTACAACAATGTAAAAGTATCAGATTATCTTAGACTACTAGCTCATTATAAATTACCAAATAAAAAGCAGCGTCGATTAATTGAGAATAGGTTTGTATGTTTAAATGCTCTTTTTAAAAAGGTAGGTGGATCTAGTGGGAATTGAAAATTTGGTGCTACCCGAGGATGCTGAGTTAGCGAAATCATTACGTAATAAGAAGGAGAACTACATAAAGAATCAATTTTTGTTAACTCGTATTGCAGGTAAGAAAAATGTGGAGGGTAAAACAAAAGAATTCTATGAGACTTGTAAAGAGTATGAGGTATGTGGAGAAAAGGCCAAAGAGTGTGATAAGCAATTAAAGGAATTGATATTTAAAAAGAAAGAAAATGATAGAGTTCAGCATGTTGTAGAGCGTATGCGAGAGGTTGGCATTAAAGAGGATGTTATTCAAAAGGTTTTATGTAAATAAAAAGAAACCCACGGCAATGGGTTCCCAATAAAAAACAAATTCGAAGTCAGTATATCACATGGGGTGATTACATGGAAGAGACAATAGAAAACCAATTACTACAAAAGCAGGTTGAAAAAGCTGTAAGTAGTTTGAAACTTATATCCGTACAGGAAGCAGATACCTGTAGAAAGTTAGATATAGATTATGTGATTACCATATTAACTAATAAACCGTACGGCAGTATGCCGTTTTAGGAGGATATAAAACTATGTTAGGAGGTAAAAACAATGAAAGAAAATAATGTAGTCGGTAAAAAATTTGGGAAATTGACAGCTATTAAAGAATTCAAGGGAGGACATTCGAAACCAAGAACTATTCTTTGTAGATGTGAATGTGGAAATGAAAAGGTTGTTTGTAAAAGTTGTTTGATCCTTAGAAAAACCCGAAGTTGTGGATGTCTTCGGAAATATAATTCAGTAAAACACAATCTCAGATATACAAGGATTTATACCATTTGGGCCTCTATGGTTCAAAGATGTACAGATGAAAATGCTTCTAATTATAACAGATACGGTGGTAGAGGCATCTCTGTGTGCAATAGATGGAAAGAATTCCTTAACTTTTATGAGGATATGAAAGATAGCTATTCTGATTCACTTTCTATAGATAGAATTGACAACAATTTAGGGTATTCCAAAGAGAATTGTAGATGGGCTACGCCTCAAGAACAGGCATTAAACAGAAGGAGCAATCGTCTTGTAGAAATAAATGGAGAAAAATTGCCGATAACAAAGGCATGCGAAATTCTAGGAATACCTTATGCAACTGTTCGAACAAGGCTGTATAGAGGTTGGTCAATAGAACGAGCACTATCTAAAGCTGAAAAGAACGAAGCGAAAGAAAAGCAACAGTAAGCACAATAGGTGGGTGACTGAAATGAAAACGGTAGTAAGAGATGGATCAATGCCACTAGCTTTGAATAGAAATCTAGGAACTCGATATTTGCGTGATAAAAGGTTATCTGAATTACTTAAGCGCTGTCGTCGTTTAGAGAATGAAGGATTTGATTATTTATTTCCTATTCGAAAGGTGTTAGAAACAATTAAACATAGAAATGATGAAAATCCCCACCTTTTTAAGGGATGCTTGGTGATGGATCGTGACCGTGGATTCTATTATGAAGTTGTTATGAGGAAGGTGAAGGGATGAGTAATTTATTAATACATGAAGAACCATTACTTGTTCTTCCAGGGCTGGCAACTAAAATTGGATTGAATGAAGCTATATTTTTGCAACAGATACACTATTGGTTAAGGCGTTCCAAACATTTTTATGATGGAAGACCGTGGATTTATAACAGCGTTCCAAAATGGCAAGAACAGTTTCCTTTTTGGGGAGAATCGACCATTAAAAGGACCATTAAAAACCTTGAAAATATCAATGTATTGGTTATTGGGAACTATAACAAGAAAAAGTTTGATAAAACGAAATGGTACTCAATAGATTATACATTTCTCCGTCAGTTAGAATCGACCGACGATGAGGTCAAATTGACCCCACGAACAGGTCAAGTTGACCCGATGGAAGAGGTCAATTTGAACCGACCAATACCAGAGAATACACAGAGAGTAACAACAGAGACTACAGCAAAAGAATATATAGTCGAGATAGTAAACTATCTCAACGACGTGTGTGGTAGTAGTTACCGTTTAACATCAAAGAAAACACAAACATTGATTAAAACTAGATTAGTAGAAGGATTCACTGTGGATGACTTTAAAACTGTGATTGATACAAAAGCTAGAGAATGGCTAAGGGTGGAACAAGCAAAGTACCTAAGACCAGAAACATTATTTGGTACAAAGTTTGAAAGCTATTTACAACAAGGAAAGGTGGAAGGAAAACATGGCTCTAATAAAGGTAACAGATATAGCAAAGACCCTTTCGAAGAAGATGATCTTCCTTTCTGATACATGTGAGGTTTGTAAAAAAGAACGTAAACGTACTGTTAGATACATGAAGATAAATGATGAAGTAGTTTGTCCAGTATGTAAGTTGGCAGAAGACAATCAAAAGTTAGAAGCTGAAATGAATGTATTTCGAGATGAGAAGGAACAGAGAAAACGTAAAAGTATGTTTTACGATAAGAGCTTGATTAAAGATGAAACAATTAAACTTGCTAGATTCTCAACTTTTAAATCTGATTGTGAAGAAGATGAAAAGAATTACACTTTAGCAAAACAAGCACTTGAAGATTATTTAAATGATGTGAGGTTTAATTTAATTCTAGTTGGAAAAGTGGGTGCTGGTAAAAGTCATCTTGCCTATTCAATTGCTCATGAAATGAATGAGAATAGCGCAGGAACTGTTCTTTATGTTTCTGTATCAGAACTATTTGACTATATACGTTCTACGTTCAATGGGCAATCTGAGGAATCTGAGCATAGCATTGTTAATTTACTAATTTGTGCAGATTTATTAGTTATTGATGATTTAGGTGCAGAACTAGGTGATATGGATGCTGCTGATCCGAAGGCAACTGCATTCGTGAATCGTGTCCTGTTTAAAGTCTTTGATGGAAGACAGGGGAAGAAAACAATCATTACAACAAACCTAACAGGTGAAGCTGTTATAAAAGCTTACGACGAGCGCATTACATCACGTATGTTCAACACATATAGGCATATTGAATTTAAGTATACAAGGGATAAGCGCAAAAGAAAGTTACCTTTTTAAAAGGGAGACGAACTGATATGACCATTACTGTAATTCGTCCTGATGTCCATATTTCAAGCGTTAGTAGTTGGGGAATGGTATTTACACCATCTCCGACAAACAACGCTGAATGGACATGTAAGGACTATAAAAATACAACGGGAAAACGGATTGAAGAAATGTTAAAGAAAGCGAAGGGGAAAGAATGAAAACATATATAGGATTTGAAGCGATTGAAAGAATGAAAACGAATTGGATTAAAGAAAAGAATGATTTTTTTGCACACACATTAAAAAAAGGGAAACATGAGGTTTTGGGAATTAGTAGCCAGCGTATTGTACCGTCTGCAATCGGTATGAATTTCTTTTTTGAAAACGAGTTTGTAGATTATGAAAAGCCATTGAATTTAGAGTACGGTGAAATGTTTGTAATGGAAAGTTCAAATGGGAAATGGTACGGAATTTTAAAAGAAGAGACTCAAACTAAGTATTACTTAATCATGGGGTTAAAAGTAGGGGAATATCGTTTTTATGAAAATGGATGTTCTTTCAAAAGATATCAGGGACGTACATTCCGAAAAGCAACTGATGGAGAGTTAGAAGAATTTGAGCGTTTCATGGTGTTTTATAAGAAGAATCGTAAAATGGACGAGTTTAAATTAGGTGACATTTGTGAACGTGAAGATGTCCTATATAAAGTGGTTGTTCAGACTGAGGATAACAAATTTGAGGGTGTTTTAGGTTGTGTAGCAATTAATGAAAAAGATACTCCAGTAAAATACTTTCCAGTGAAAAGTATGGAATTACAATTTTGTGTCGAGGACATGGTGGGGTAGTTTTGCATCAACACATCATAGATCAACTGATTGATAGAGGTATTTATAAATCCAAAGACGGACTTCGAGATTTATTCGAATGCTCGTTTGAGGAGTTAGTGGAAATGTTGGAGGGAGAAGATTGAGCTTTAAAAAGGAAATGGCGATTATTTTAGTCAGCTGGCTTTTAATCAGTGTGACTATATTCTTACTAAAATACAAACTTGGAGTGAACTTATAATGATTCAGTTACACGCAATTACATCTGAAGAGAAGAAACAAAACTTTGATATTACGGAACTATTTGAAATGCAAAAAGAACTGGATAAACGAATTGGGTATAAAGGAAATGACAAAATGGATATGTTGTTTCGTGCATTACTGGTGGAAATCAGTGAAGCATGGAACGAAACTCGAGCATTTAAGATGTGGAGTACAGGATTTGGAGTTCCAAAGAATGGACTATTAGAAGAGTTAATCGATGGTCTCCATTTTCTTATGAATATAGTAATTGAATTAGATAAATGTACATGGAGACATGAACTTATTCCATCATTCAGTATGCAATCGATTATGAGAAAAGATACAAGTAATGTAAATATGCTGTTCGAATGGTACATGCAAGATGTGTTGACTGCAAAAAGGGCATGGTGTCAGTACAGAGATTTAACCACAACGATGGGGCATTTGAGAAGAGCGTTTGGCATTTTCTTTCGTATTTGCTATTTGTATGGATTTACTTATGAGGACGTCATTGATTCGTATAAGGAGAAGAATGCGGAAAACTTTGAGAGACAGGATAACGGATATTAATCAAATTTGAATTTTATTAAGAAATGGAGAGATTTAAATGATTGAAACAATAATAGTGAAGTGGTATTGCAAACATTGCGATTCTTTTAACCGTACAGAGGTGCGTGCAAAAGGGAACGTTAACGATGAACATTATCATGGTTTTTGTGAAAAATGTAATGAACAACATTATGTAGTTATGTCAGTTCAATTAGAAGCAATGTAGCCTGTAGAGGAAGAAAACTAAATAAAAGCGTTATTTTAAATAAAAAAGCAACTATTAATAGCTGCTCTGTAATTATTAAAGTACGTGGAGATTTTCGATTTTGATAGATAAGTTTGAATGATTATCTTCATAAATATTGCATTGAAGAGTTAAGTCGCTTAGTTCATTATCAAAAAACAAATCAAAATCAAGATGGTAGGTAAGTTTCAGGTTTTTGATTTTGATTGGTTTATCTTTTTCGAAGAGATGTATAGTTTCATCCCAATTATGATAAGCATTATCTGGTGGAAGAGTCATAGTGCCTGGGTAAAAGTTTATTTCTTCTAGAATATCTTGTTCTGTTAATTCAGGCTCTATTTGGCCATTAGCCGATAGTATAGAAAGATTACCGTCAACTAAGTTTTTCACGATTGGTTTTAGTAATGTAATAATGATTTCTTTTATTTCGTTATGATTCAAAGCAGTAACCTCGTTTCTTAAAGTATTTAGTTCATTATACATTGAATGGATAAATGATAAATCAAAATGGAATAAAATAGTTATTTGAACAATAAAAAAGCCCTAGCAGGGGGGCTAGGGCGGGGGATGGGATATTAAGAATCATTGATTCAATTAATAACGAATGACTTCTTCGAATGAGTTTAGTTTAACATACAAACTTGTGTATATGTTTTACAAAATTATGAACAAAGGGGAATGGAAAATGAAAATATCAACAATTGTATTTAGAACAAAATCCTTATTTGAGAGAAAAAGAATTATTTCAAATGTTGTAGTTGCGATTCAGCCATTCCCGCACCAATAATAGCACCAATAATTAGTGCGCAAGCAATTAAAATACCTAAAATTATTAAAATAGCAAAAGTGATTTTTTTCGCTGTATCTCCTTTCGGAGCAAGAATAGCTAAAACAATTGAGATAGATAGTATAAAAATACCAGTTAAAGAACCAAAGTGTACATATCTAGAAAATGAACCGAAAAATAAGAATGCAGTTAAAAACATTGAAATGAAACCAAAGTATTTTCTCATTGTTTTAGCCTTTCTTGAAAAAATGAATTATACAGATTATACCATAATCAAAGTGAATTGAAGTTGAATTTCAACAAAAACGCTATTTTAAAACAAAGGGGAATAGGAAATGAAAATGTTAGATCTGTGTTCGGGAATAGCAGGAATAAGCATGGCAGCGGATTGGGCTGGAATTGAAACAGCAGCCTTTTGCGAAATAGAAGGGTTCAATCAAAGTGTACTTAGAAAGAACTATCCTAACATTCCTATTTTCCTAGATTTATATAAACTTACGAAACAATCATTAATAGATGGAGGTGTTGACGTTGATTCAATTGGAGTTATTTCAGCAGGATATCCCTGTCAGGGGGAAAGTCTTGTTGGAAAGCGAAGAGGTGCAAAAGACGAAAGGTGGTTATGGCCAGAAGTTTTCCGACTCATTAAAGAAATCAGACCCACTTGGTTTGTTGGAGAAAATGTTGCTGGACACGTCACAATGGGCTTGGACACCGTGCTCTCCGATTTGGAAGAAGAAAACTACTCGACAAGGACGTTTGTATTTCCGGCTGTCAGTGTCGGCGCGCCACATCAAAGATACCGGACATTTATTGTTGGCTACTCCAACGACAAGTCAAAATTACAAGCCGATCCGAGAGTTGTGCCCTTCAGAGGCAAACGGGAAGCATGGGAAAACACTACCGGGATCAATCGGGGAACACTTTCCAGAACATATTGGGAAGAAAATAAACCCGCAATTTGTGGAATGGATGATGGGACTGCCACAAGATTGGACGAAGATAGATTGAGGTTCTTGGGCAATGCAGTGGTCCCGCAACAGATCTATCCTATATTTGAGGCAATAGCAAAGATTGAAGGTTTATTATAAAAATTTCACTTTATAGAAAAAGAGCAGCTAGCAAAAGCTAACCGCTCCAATCATGGAATATGGTTAAGAAATGGGTTGTCTACAGTATGGACGGAATATTGGGTTTTATTCGGTGGAACTTATAATCTACAAATCAGATTACAATATTCGCTATTACCCATATCGCCCAGAATAGAACTAAAAATTCTATTGAAATCCAAAGTGCTTTTTTCTCAGGTTTTTTAAATTCTTTTATTAAAGAGAAAACAGCACTAATTGCTATAAGGATGAAAAGAACGAGTCGAATTGTATCTGGCATTTTAACCACTCCTAATATTTTAAATTAAATTCATTATATAACGATTTTAAAATTTTTAGATAATTACCGGTAAGAATTAAGCAAAATTTAAACAAAATAATCCTTTTAAAGAAATGGAGATTTATAAATGGGGAAAAGTCAACGAGATAAAGGAATGAGACGTGAAAGAGAATTTGCTAGTTTGATAGGTGGTGCTCGTGTACCGCTCTCTGGTGCGATGGACGGGTATTCAAATGATGTGAAGGGTTTAGGTCTTGAATGGGAAGTAAAAGCGAGGAAAGAAGGATTCAAGACGTTATACAACTGGTTGGAGGATGAACGTGAACAGCCAGATGCATTAGCGATTAAGGCTGATAGAAAACCTTGGTTAGTAGTTATGCCGTTGGATACATTTTTGAAAATGGTGAAGGAGTGAGAGTATGTTGGATATTGCCCTACCTGTTCTTAACAAAGAGCAGACAAAGAAGAATGTGCTTCAAGCTTTGAAAAAGTATCATCTATTTTTATCAAATATAGATGAAAGAGATATAGAGCGTGTACAAAATGGTAAGGTGATCGGCATGAGTAATACTGTTGTAGAACGAATCAACTATATTCAAGAAATACGAAAAGGTGTAGAGAAGCTGAATGCGTGGGATAAACAGCTTATTGAATTAGCTTATCTAGGGAAAGAGAAGCCGAGTTGGGTGAAGGTGTGTAGGATATTGAATATGTCTCAGCCGGATTATTATAGGAAGAGGAATAAGGCTTTGTGTGAGCTTGCATACAAGTTGGGAATAGAGGTAGAAGAATAGTAAAACATTTGGTGGGAAAATATTATTAAAGAAGAATTATTTGAAAAATTTACGACTATTACGGGACTCAAAGAGGTTATATACGCTTCCTTTTATGGAGCTATATATATAATCGTTTGAGGATTGGAGACCGTCAGAAGACATTTTAATTCAATCTAGGGAAAACTGTAAAAATATTTGTTATAAATACAATAAAAGAGACATATATCTACTTTCTTCAATAGATTTTTGAAACGGAAGTAGAGAGCTAAATAAAGAGGTAAGAGATGGTTTGTAACAATAAAAAAGAATTAGAAACGTTAAGTAGAAAGTATGAAGCGTATAATAAGACCAAAAGATCCACCNNGGTGGATCTTTTGGTCTTATGCATTTTAAACGATTGGATTTTCTAAAAAATAGATTTTAAGTAATTGAAAATGAATCATCTTAAGATTCGTTTTTTTAGATCATAACATTTATTGTTCGAAAAAAAATTAAAAAATAAATATATTTCGACATCATTCGAAAGAAAACGACAAACTGATTTTGTTAAGCTTAATGTGTATAACTATTAAAAGGTTTTATAAACAAGCGTAATAAAATTATATAGGATAAATTATTGCGTATTTTCTGGAGGGAATTATTATGAATAATAATGTATTAATTATCTTTATACCCGGAATCATGGGGAGTACTTTAAAAAAACGTAATCGATTAATTTGGCCATGGAGCGATTATATACTAGATAGTTATGAGTATTTAAAAAAATTAGAGGATAAGGAAATTTACTCCAGTAAAATCGAACCTTTTACATATCGAAAATTAATGAATAATCTGAAGGGTATTACAACAAATGTAATTTCTTTTCACTATGATTGGCGTCAAAATAATTTAAATCATGTGAAAGATTTGAAAGAGAAAATAAGTGAAAAAAGTGAACAAGTTGATGAGATAATTTTAGTAGCCCACAGTATGGGTGGGATTATAGGGAAGCTACTATTAAATCAGCTTGACGAGGAAGCATGGGCAGATAAAATTTCTAAGTTTATTACCCTTGGAACACCTTGGAATGGAGCTATGGATGCGTATAAGACATTGAAATATGGTACATCAATACCAGATAAAATTATTAAAATAAAAGGAGCAATTCTTAATAAGAAAACATCTAAAGAAATCTCGCCATATTTTCCAAGTATTTATCAACTACTGCCAAATGAAAATTATTGTGAATTAGCTAGCAGATTAGAAACCAAAACTCTAGTTTCGTACAGAAAAAATAATAGAAATTATTATAATCATGAGGAATTTTTTATTGATCATTTGAAGAACGATTTTGAGTTTTATAAACACAAATATAATGACGTATTTGAAGATTTCCATAGTTTATTAAGTAGAGATATACCTCAGCATATACAGCATTTTGAAATAATTGGGATCAGTAAACCAACAATTTCAGGGATAACTGAAAATACATTGGGAGAAGCTGAAGGGGATTTTAGAAATGGTGATGGTACAGTACCGTTATTTAGTGCACTATCAAATAGTCAAAATGCATATTTTGTTAATAAGGTTGGTCACCAAGATTTACCGAAAAATGGAGAGGTAATTCAATTAGTGGAGAATATTATTAATAATGTGGGAGGATTTGTTGAAAACGAGACTATTTTTAATAGTTTAAGTAGTCAATACAACAAAAAATTCAGTGGGAAAATTCTGAAAGTGGCTTGTCCAGTAGAAATTTCATTGGTAGATAAAGAAGGCCAAGTAATATATGGTGCCATTGAAACAATTGATGAAGAAGGTTTAAAGGAAATAGTTAATACGGAATATAATATTGAAGAAATAGGAGAAACTACTTATATAGTATTTGATGATGATGAAGGTACTATAGAGGACTTTGAAAAAATAATGATTCATGCGTACGATAAAGGACCTACTACTGTATCTATAGATGAATATGAAGAAGGAGAAAATGTTAAAAGAAATGCTTTTAAGGTGTTTGAAATAAACCCTGACATTGAAGCGGAACTTACTTTGTCATCTAATATAGAGGAGAACAAATTGTCTATTGAAGAATTTGGGAAAGAACCGGTTGCTATTGAGTCTAGTGTGGAAGTTTTAGTTGAGGACATTGAATATCCGAGTACCAAAATGAAGATTTTTGCTGAAAGATCAACTGAAATAGGAGAGCAAAGTGAAACCATTATTGCGAAGGGATATGTTAAAATAGCAATAGATAGTATTGAAAAAGGTTCATATGAAATTGATAGTACATTCATTAAAGTTAATGGGAAATTGATGGAAATTAAATTAGGAGAAGAAATAAGTTTAGATTTAAAAGAGAGAAATAATCGCATAGAATATTTTACTAAAGATATTTTTGGAAATGTGGAAGCTGCTAAGAAAATTGAAATCATATTATTGCCTAAGTTTTCTTTTAATGTAAATATAGAATTTTTACCACATCAGTATATTGTAGAAATAGAATTTAAGGAGTTTTATCGAAGCATCGCTGAGCAATTTGAAAAAGAAATAGGAGAATATGAAATAGTATATGATAATGATTCAAAAAGATTGGGTAATGATGTGTTTTATATTAATGAAACACGTAATATAGAGATTAAGTACAATAATATTCTTGGTGAAGAGGAGCATTATTGTATAGCAATTGATGAGAATATCATAACCTCTATATTTGAAGGGACTGCAGAGGAAAATAATTTGAAAGATTTAATCAATAAATATTTCCAACTGGAATCACCTAAAATTCACTTTATCATGCCTGAAGAAGAAGGAAGAGCTGGGTATTTTCGTAAAATAAATAATTGGAATATAACTAATTGCACTGATATTATAATTGAAAAAGATCCTCTTAATGTTAAAATCGCTAAATATAAAAAATATAAAATATATTTACAAAATTTTTCTGAGGATATTGTAATGAATGCTCAAAAAGTATACCCATTTAAATTCAAAGTAATTGACACGGAACGTCAAAAGGATATGAGAACTCTTGAATTGCAAATATTCAGCAGGGTCAAAGGGTTAAAGGAAATTATTCTTACAGATACAATTGACGTATATTTTAATGAAAAAGAAGATGTATATGTTGGGGATATAAATTTAGAGGAAGTAAATGATATAATTAAGCAGAATTGGAAAAAGGATGCTGCTCCAGTTTTAGAAGTGAATATCAGTGAAAAAATTACACGGAATAGTCTAAGATCTCAAGACATAGATATTAGTATTGAAAACTAATTGGAAGGAGGGAAATGAAATGGCCATTTTAATAATAAATATTGCGTTATTTTCCCTCCTTGCTATTATTTATTTTATATTAAGAAAACGGATGGGAGAACATATTTTATTTGATATATCATTTCTATACAAATATTTATATTTATTTTCCCCAATTCTGATTTTTATAGTGAATATAGTATATACTTTTATCTTTGAAAAAGAAGGCATATTATATTCGTTTTTACCGTTATCTATACCATTTTTTCACTTTTGTTATAGAGCGGTATTAAACATGAAAAACGAGAAAGAATATTCGGAATTAGAGAGTGTTATTATTCCGCTAATTTTAGGGGAATTTAACAAAAGGAACCTTGGTATTACAAGCGAACAAATTAGTATTCAGATATTAGATCCAGAAGAAAGAGGTACAAAAAAACTTTTAAATATTGTTTTACATATAACAGAGAATAATCCACAAATTATAGATGTAAAAAATATTATTTCTAGGGAAACAAAAATGATGTTTCAATCAAGGTATATAACAAAAGTTATAGTGAGAGAGCCTTATAAAAAAAAAGATAATGTAAAATATATTGTGAATTAAAGCTGAAAACACCATATACCAAAGAGGTATATGGTGTTTTTTATTACCGTTAGAGCATTTGATAAAAATTAGATAAAAAATATTATAACTCCCCGTGTATCATTAAAAGTGTCATAAGAACTGCCACGGAAATGGTACTGTATGTTGTTTCTTGATTTATCTAAATTTCTCGGGATAGGGCAATTAATTATAGTTTACTCACGAATAAACGTAAGTAAGGGTCCGACCAACGAGGGAGAGGGTTACACCTCTCTTTGAACCGAGGATGTTCCTTCCGAATGTCCAATTGCTAATCATACTTTCCTCGGTTCAAAGAGGCGTGGGGCACCTCAACACTTTATTTCTCTCTTGAACTTTACCAAACTAATTAGAAGCATCAGCTACACTTACCGATTTGTGTCTATGAGGAACGGTTTTCCGTTTCTCTGACTATATAAGTAGTAAGTTACTTGTGTAGTGAGAGAAGCGTAGAAATTAAATATGAAAGTAATAAAAGAACACTGTTATGTAGAGAAGTACAGTCTATATACGGTGTTCTTTTTTTGTTTATAGGGAGTGGATAGGTTATGCAGGATTTGATTAAGCAATATAACACAAATTTAAGCCAATTGAGAGAAGCACAAAAGGATGCTAAAGAGGAAGATGTAAAGATTCTAACTGATATGATTAGCGACATTTCTTATTCCTTAGAATGGATGAAAAAGGCGAGAAGACCAGGAAATCGTAGAGGGGTTGAAAGGTTGGCTGCATATCAGAGGGAAAGAGCATGCGATCCGTTACTGATGCAAAGGTATTTCCGTAGCATGGATGATAATTTATATGAGTGGGACAATCATCAGCAAGAGCATGCAATTGGTGAATGGGATAAAATAAGGCTAGAAGATGCTTTATCGTTGTTAACTGAGCGGGAGAAAGAAGTGTATCTAATGTCTCGAGGATATTGCTTAACATTTAGAGAAATTGCTAGATACTTAGACATTACATGTAGTACAGTACAATCTATGATAGAACGTGCTGAAAAGAAAATAGCAAGACAGGTAAATGAGAGTCTCTTCTGCAATTGCGGATGAGGCTTTTTGTGAATGTAAAATCATAAATTAAAATATTTTATTACCGGTAATTCGTTATTATAAAGTGAGCAGTTTATACTTACTACTGTTGCTCCTTAAAGTTAACGGGTAGTATAATATTTGAATGTAAGAATTTGGTGTAGGAAATTTAGTCAGGGGGAAGTAAAGTGGAATTGCTATATTTGTGGGTTGATAACTATCAAGAAGGATTGATAGATAAGCAGGGATTAAATTTTGACAATCGCTTTCGATATCAAATGAAAGAGAAAAATGAAGAACATGAATTGCATATAAAAGCTAATCCGAACTTTATAGAGGATTTTTTTAAACCTGAAGATAAATCTCTAGAAGAAATAGCGGAAATAAAAAATATAACAGCTATTGTCGGACAAAATGGAACAGGGAAATCAAGTATACTTGATTTCTTGAAAGAGAATTTTGGGGCATATAGTGCTGAAGATAATGGAGAGAAAACTAAGAATTATCTTTATATCACGCGTGAATACAGAGGTAAGGAGTTTTTACATTATATCTACTTTCCAAAGGAAATGAATATTAATATTAAAATACCGAAAGAATATGTATACGAAATAAGAAATGATCAAGATATTCCGTGTGGTTTGGAAAAAACAACTTTAATATATTTTTCAAATGTTTATGATAATAAAGAAGAATATTCAGTTGAAAATATGCTGAATATATCTACAAATCATTTAGCTGCCAATAACTTATCTGTTAACTTTTCTCAAACACCTGAAAAATTTATCGGGAGTGAGGGTTTAGATTTTAAATTTAAAGAAATAAAAAGACAGATTCAATTCATATATGCGATAAAAGAAAGAAACGATAAGTTTGAATTGCCATTTAAGATGCCAACACAAATTGATTTGTTTTATCGTGGCAAAAAGCCCTCACTTTCATTAAAACATCATGTGGGTAAGGGGAATAAAAAAAATATATTAGATTTTATTTATGAAGTCTATAATTCGACTAATGCCTCTAGGGGTAATAAATTTTCCTTACATGTTAATGCGGGAAGAAATGCAGTAATTGGATTTACTAGATGTATTTTAGCTCATTTATATAGTGAACTATGTGCACAAGATTGGAAAGATATAATCGAGGAAATTGAATTTATCATGCCTCAACAAGAAAAAGACGATTATTATAGATTAAGAGTAGGGATTCAACAGTTTGCTTCGATACTTAAGAACAGCGATAAAAAGTTTGATAAATTGGTTAATATGTTAATGTCCATAGAGCGTTTAATGGATAATTTTCAGACTAAATATAATTATGGTACGAAAAAAAGCGGAGCGAAATATAAATTTTCGTTTGATATTAAAGAGGAAGTTGGATATGAGTTTAAAGAATTTTTGTATCTCTATGAAAACTCATGCATCAATAATGATTTTATTGATTTTTCTTGGAGGAATTTAAGTAGTGGAGAGAGTGCTTTATTAAATATTTATTCAAGATTTTATTTCGCTTCTAGAAGATGGGAACTGACTGAAAATATAGATAATGATTTGGTGATTTTGATAGATGAGGGTGAAATATATTTACATCCACATTGGCAGGGTAAGTTTTTAAATAATTTAATTGAGTACTTTCCAATTGTATTTAGGAACATTGGCGGGAAAAAACAAAGGAACATCCAAATAATACTAACATCTAATTCGCCTTTTGTAGTTTCCGATCTCCCAAGTACAAATATTATATTTTTAAAAAAAGAAATGGAGAAAAGTGTAGTAATAGATAGTTTAGAAGAATATCATCAAACTTTTGCAGCAAATATTCATTCATTGTTAGCACATTCTTTCTTTATGGAAGATGGTGTAACCGGTACTTTCGCCAATAGAAAGATAAATGAAATCATTGAGTTACTCGTAAATGAAGATATTAATAAAATTTTACAAAATGAAAAGAAAATTGAAAAGACAATAAACTTAATTGGAGAACCCTTAATTCGTCATAAACTTGCACAGATGTTAAGTGATAAATTATCCATTAGAATACTAAGTGCTGAACGTGAGATTGAAAGATTAAAATCACGTTTGGATGAATTGGAGAGTTTGAAAAATGATACAAATAAAGCGTGATAATTTACATATTCTAGCTACAAGACATTATGAAGAATATTGTAAGGGGAGGAAATTATCAGAAAAGTTAGAGCGTAGTGTAAAATCAGAAAAAAATTTCTTGTGGAAAAAATTTTTTGAATCTTTACTAAATCAAATTGAAGTCATTATAATGGGAAATCCTAAAGATTTAAATGACATAGTTATTAAAATTAGTGAAAGCTATAGAAGTATTCTGGGGAAAATAGATAAGCATAGTAAGTTGAAGAGACAACTAAAAAAATACTCAAAACAGCAAGGGGAATTAAGGAAAGAAGTTGAGGGTTTGCTTAAGAAAGGAGTGTCTGGGAAGCAGCTCTCACTTGTTCAAGAGCAAGTTACCAAAATAGAATCTATAGTTAAATTAAGTAACCGTTATATTAAAGAAGGTAAGAGTTTAATAGATACACTAGAGGACATATTTGATTATGATCATTTTTGCAGACAGTACAGCAAAGGTAACAAACCAAAGTGGGGTGCTTATGAATTAGTTAAACAACTAAATATTGGAGTGTGCCCATATTGTAATAGACAATTTATTACAGTAGCTGAACCGAAAGAAGAAGAAAAAGGGAGAACAAGAGCACATTTAGATCATTTTTATAGTAAGTCTAAATTTCCTTTTTTAGCAATTTCTTTTTTTAATCTAATACCTTGTTGTTATGTTTGTAATTCAAGTTTAAAAGGATCTCAAAATGTTTCAATAGATTCACACATACATCCGTATGATAAAGGTTTTGGCGATTTAGTTCAATTTACTATCCAATTTAAAAGTGGGAAAGGAAAATTAGATTATCTAAAAGCTTGGTACTCAAATCCAGATATGTTCTCCATTGGTTTTAAAGTAAATGAAATTGAAAAGCAAAATTATGATCCAAAAGAAATTGATTTGTTACTTAAAAGAATTGAAAGGAATCAAAAAACTTTTAAATTAGAATCATTATATAACTGGCACACTGATTATGTAGGAGAGATACTCTTAAAATCTTTAAGGTACAATGACGCTAAAATTGACTCATTATGTCATGAGTTTCCTAAGCTGTTTCCTTCAAAACATGATGCAGTAAGGGGAGTATACTCTAATTATGTTGATATTGAGCAATTAGATAAAAGAGTCTTAGCAAAATTAACAAGAGATATTACCCGAGAGTTTGGAATATTATACGACTAATAAGTTATACCGCTCCTTTATTCAGAAGAAGCGGTATTGCGCTTTTATAGATGTGTTTTTATTAATAATAGTTTTAATTCTTCAATACTTAACCATGGTTTACGTCTATGTAACATTCTGTGACAATTGGAACACACCATTATAATATCCTCAATTTTGGTCGTTTCTTCTTCTTTTAATTGAGATACAGGGGTTATATGATGTCCCTCAATGTAATCTTTTCCTAATTCACCATATGTTTTATAAAAATCAAAACCACAAATTTCACAGAATAGTTTTCCTCCATGTTTTTGTTTAAAGTGCTCTTTTGCTAATGGAATGACTTGGTTATTACGTTCATAAGACAGATGAGTTCTAAGTATTTGTTTACCTTCAGAAAATTCCTCCTCAAGATCGATTAATTTCCAATCATTATTATCGAAGTCTCTTAATCCCCAGCATCCATTTCCTTTCCCGTTTACAGCATAAAATAAGTCCTGTTCACCTTTATAAATATCGCATTCACTAGAATGATAATAGATGGTCTTTCTAATTTGTGCACCTATTGACTGTTCATGCTGATATTTACTTAGGTCTATTTTATTACGTTCCATAACTTTGGTTTTAATTTGACTTAGTGTTCCATCTCCACCTAACTCCGTTAATATTTCTATGATTTCATTCAACCAAGGATTGTTATTTGCCATAGGTATTCCTCCGAGAAAATTATATTTATTGTTAGTCTATCTTTTTAAAATTAGTATATCTAAATTTTTGCAATGGAAGCAATTGGTTTTATATAATTGTAGAAGGATTTACCAATGGATAATAGCGGGAGGATTCAAAAATGAATCAAAATACAATAAAGGAAATTCTTAAGTTTCGAGATGATAGAGACTGGAAGCAATTTCATAACTCTAAGGATTTAGCAATTTCTCTTTCTTTAGAGGCTAGCGAGTTATTGGAGAACTTTCAGTGGAAAAGTAGTGAAGATGCAATTGAACAAAATCTTGAAAACATCAAGGATGAACTAGCTGATGTATTAATTTATTCTATCCTATTGGCTGACCAAATGAATTTGGATATAGAAGAAGTAGTTAAAAATAAGCTAGAAAAAAACCAAAGGAAATATCCAGTTGAAAAGTCATTTGGATCGAATAAAAAATATAACGAACTATAGAAAACTAAATAAAACAGAAGAGGTGTAAGTGTATGTACAATGTAATACTACAACCTACAGGGAATAAAGTAGCTAAGTTTAATTTTCAATCTACAATGCGTAATGGAATTGAATTTGATAAAATTAAGCCTTTTTTACAACAAGAGGATGCTAATAATTTATCCGAAATTTATAAGGGAAACTTAATCCGGGTTTGGGGGATAACTCCAAGTCCACAGAAGATAAAGCAATGGGAAAAGATTCAAAGAGGAGATATAACACTCTTTTCAGCGAATAAGCAAATTTTTGCATCTGCTACCATCGCATATAAGGTACATAATTTAGAATTAGCAAAGCATCTGTGGGGAGAAACAGATAGTGGTGAAAGTTGGGAGTATATTTACTTCTTAGATGAAATAAAGCATCAAGGTATTAGTTTAAGTGTCTTTAATAGATTATTAGATTATGAAGAGGGAAATCTAATACAAGGTTTTAGAGTATTAGACCAAGAGAAAAGTAACATAATAATGAGTGCTTTTGATTTGTATAGTTCTTCTTATGCTCCAATCAGTACAAAGGAAGAAACAAAGAAAAATATTAAAGACATTATAGGTGATTTAGAGCAAAGTGCCTCATTGGATAATGAGATAAGAGGCAAGGCTAGAAAAGAGCAAGGGATATTACGTGGATATCTGTTTAATGATAAGAAAACGTGTAACTGTGGAATTTGTGGGAAAGAGTATCCTATAGATTTGCTTGTTGCTGCACATATTAAGAAAAGAGCATTTTGTAGCATAGAAGAAAGACTAGATATTGAAAATATAGCCATGCCTATGTGTAAATTTGGTTGTGATGATTTATTTGAGAAAGGTTATATTACTGTCTTGAATGGAGATATTATTAGTTTGGTTAATACAGATAATTTACCAGAGTCAGTAAGGGATTATATTGAGAGTCTCCAAGGAAAAGAGTGCTTAACGTGGAATAATGATAATGCTGAGTATTTTGAATGGCATCTAAATTACCATAAAAAATAAGGGTATTATATAGTCTTTTCTATTGAACAAAAGGCATCCGGATTGGGTGCTTTTTGTTTTGTTTTTTGGTAGTAGATAAGCAAAACATCAAAGGAGAAACGTATATTTGATTAGAATTTAAATTGATAAAAACATCAAAAAAATAATCAGAAAATGCATGCAATCCGTTTACTTAGGTAAATAGATATGGTATAATAAATATAGAAAGAACGAAAGGGGGGAAACAAATTGGCAAAGTTAGCACTGATACTAGGAATGATACTTACAGCACTAACTATCATCGAAAAAGTCCTAGTCATCCAAGAAAAAGTAAAAAAGCTCAAAACCAAACGAAAACGCCCAGCCAGACGTAAACGAAAATGATTTTGAGCGGAAGAGAGAAGCCCACCTTCTCTCTTCTATACACATTATAACAATTTGCCAATTTGTAAACAATATGAAGAAAACAAGTAATTCATCTAACTTCTTAATTATTTTTGTTACACTGTTTTACTTTGCGTATTTTCGAGATTCAGTCGAAGCGAGTATTTTTAAAACTGTTTTGGATATCGTGTTAATCATTCTTTTAGTCCTTTATATAATAAATACGTCATTACGACTTTATGGGATTTTTAAAGAAAAAAGAGGTGAATAAAGTGTACAAGTTTGAAGATAAAGAGCAACTGCTTTCTTTCTTACACGATGAGGTATTAACGACACCAGAGGTAATGGATGTTTTAGGGATTAGTAAAGCGAGAATTAGTAAAATGATTAAAGATGGTAAACTTGTGCCATTTAAGAAAATGGAGCGAGTGAGTTTATTTCTACGTGAAGATATTGAAGAGAAGAAAAAAGAGCTAGAAGCATTGAGGAGTAAATATCGTCCTTATGACGAATGATTTAAAAATATGTTGTTCTTGGGGGAATAGGGTATGAATTTTATTGCATTACCAGTGAAAATGGGAGACTCTTTTTTGCTAGAAGACAATGGTTTTTGTTTGTTGGTGGATGGTGGAGATGGCAAGTTAAATATCAGAGACGAGATATACAAATATACAAATTGTTTAGATGTCATTATATGTACGCATTATGATAAAGACCATATTCAAGGTTTATTAGATCTTGTAGAATATATATATGATTTGTATTTATTTTGGGATGAAAATTATAAAAAGTTTATGGATTGGGACTCTTTCGAAGCATTAGTTGGTCTAAAAATTAAAGAGATATGGTTACCTGATATATTCGGAAAAATTAAATTATTTGAAGAGCAGGAACAGAGGAAGAAAACGAAAATTTATGTTAAAGACGAAAGTAAAGAGGTTCTTAAGAAGGATAGTAGAGACAATAAGGTAACCGCAAAAATAACTGTTCGTGAGGAAGGGGATAAAATTTTTCTTTCGGGGAGTGATGGAAAAGATTACATTGTGGAACAAGAAGACTTTGATATGTCTATAAATATAATTAATGAACTAGTAGATTACTGTTATTTATTAAAGGTAATTTTGCATGTAGATATTGTATGGTTTTCTTATACTGGAGAATATGTAGAGGAAGAAGTAGAAGAAGAGGTTAGGCATAATATTTATCCGATTAATTGTAAAGAGGTTCAGCGAACAATTAAAGGTTATGATTCAAAGGTAGAATTGATTAATGAGTTTCTTACTAGAAGAAACGTAGAGAGTCTAACTTTTAGGTATAATGCAGTAGGTGGTCAGAAATTATTACCAAATGTATTATTTACAGCCGATTCAAATTTTGAATTCTATGAGAAAAAAGGTAATGGGTTAATAAATGATAAAATTTCAATTGTAACTACTCCACATCATGGATCTTCAAATTCAGAGCATGATAAAGTATATGAAGCCTTAAAAGGGAAAGATTGTATTTTGGTTCGAAGTAGTGAAAGGCATGATAGTCGACCGTGTGAAAATTATAAGAAATATCCAAAAGATAAAAAGTTTTGTGTTCGGTGCGGACCTAGAGGGTCTAGTGACGACGAACAAACCGTTCATTTATATTCTCACGGTAGAAAATGGTATCGTAGACCTAAAGTAAAAAGTTGCACATGTGGAGAAAATATATTTAAAGGGTTAGCCAATAAACATAAAGAACCACTACGTTCTTTTTTGCAAGAAGAATTGTTAACTAAATCTGAGATGAAAAGAATTCTAAAAATCGATGATTTGAAAATAAGTAAAATGATAAGTAAAAGTGAAATTATCGCAATAAAGGTAGGGAGAAGAGAATTATTTTTACGCTCAGATATTGAAAGGAAGAAAACAGAGTTAGAGAAAAACAGTGATAAATAAAATTTTAAAATTATAATATTATGATTTTATTGCGTGAACATCACTGATATATAAATAGATCTTTATATCAAGTGAGCTATATAAACCTTCATTTATCGTATTGGCGTTTGTATAGCTTTTAATACAAGAAAACCGTTCAATGTAGAACGGTTTTTTCTTTTTTGTATAAAGAAAAAAGAGATGTAAGTAACTCATCCCTTTTAGACATTTTTATTTTCGGTAACACCTAAATGCCTTTTTAGTGCATCTTGTAACACTTGTGAGTAGTTTACATTATTAGCTTTTCCCATTTTATCAAGCCAATGAGGAATAGTTAATGTTTTCTTAACTGCTTTATTTTCAATTTCACTACGGAATGGTGGCATCCATACTTCCATTAAGCCAATAACTTGATTGTCTTTAGTTTGGATAGAAGTTGGATTAGATGCGGGCGGAATAGCGCCTTTATTTTCTTCTATTTCATATAGATGAGTTGCTAATGTCTTTTTAGCCATTTCAAAAGCATCCTCATAGTTATTACCATTAGCATGACAATCTGCTAAGTCAGGAAATGTAACAGTAACCTGCTCATTAGAAAAATCAAAAATAGATGGGTAGATGTAGCGATCTTGGTAAGTGCTCATTAGCTTTTCCTCCTGTTAAATATAGTGTAATGGAGTTACTTCTTAAATTTCTTGATAATCGAAATGGTGAAGACCAGAATCCATAAAATAATCACTATTAAGTAGATAGTGTCTAACATTTGTAAATTAGAAAAGTCGGTAACAATAAAGAAACGAATTGTTAAAAACAAACAAATAGTATTTAAAATCAATGAAGTTTTTGACATATTGATATGGGAGATGATAATATTTTTTTGAGAAACCCAATCAGTTGGTTGAGTTTCCCAATGGGTTACTTGCGTTTTCTTCGCTTAGGTTTTCTGCTTGGTCGGCTGGAACCTTTGCGTTGAGGACGCTTATTTTTTTCTTCTTTGCTTTCTTTGAGAAGTATGTATATCGCTAAGATGAAAGAAGAAATCCCGCATACTTTGTCTAAAATATCTAGAATGTCCATCTCCCTTATTCCCTCCTTTCTATACTCTTATTTTAACACGTATTATAATACGTGCAAAGGTAATTTGGTTAATTAATTCGTATTTCTTTATAAAATAATGTAAGGATATATAATGTTGAGAGGAAAGATATTGAGAGTATTTGCATTCAATATAAGTTTCTCTGATAAGGGATAAAAGCTTTATTTTTGTCGTACAAAAGCCAAGGATATATGAGGAACATCTTCGGGTCTATAAAATAGGGGGAATCTAAAAGAAAAAACGGAAAAATTTAATTTTCCGTTTTTTCTTTATTAGCAATATGCGATAAAATAAATTTTATAGAATCTTAATAAAAAATTTTGGGGTGGAGTAATTATCTCTATTTTTTTCAACTTTTCAAAAAGATTTTTTCGGATTCTTATATTAACAAAAGATGTATTTTCTTTTATGAAAATTATTCGGTAAATAAAAGTTTCCTTTGTAAACCTAAATTTATCATATTTTGTAATATTTAGTATATTAGGATCATTTATAACTCTATAAAATGTTTCTGTTACATCTAAAAATTGAAAGATATCATTTTTAAGTATAGTCTTTTTTTGTTTTCTTGTAACATCAAACGTTTTTAATTCAATGTAGCGCTCAAAGGAGTTAATAAAATCATTACAATAAAAGGATGTTAAGTTCATCCAATCTTCTTGCACTTTTATCATATTATCGTTTGAGGAGTTCGAATTATACAGTGCCACTGATGATAGGATATTACGTAATTGTACTTGAATTTCTTTAGAATTTTCATTATGGTTATCTCTAGCTAGTTGAATTTCTTTTAGATGATCTACATTTAGCTTTTTTATTTCGGATTTTAATTTTAAAATTTCAGTTCTGCTTTTCCTAGATGCTATAAACCAGGTTATAGTGGAGGAAAGAAGCAATGCGAATATTAAAATAAAATATATATAATAGTAATTATGTTCATTAATATAACTAATTATATGTTTAACGCCTTCTTCTTGTAACTTAGACATTTTATTTCTTTCCTTTTTTATTAGCTTCTTTTTCTAGTTGTAATAATAAATGATTTATGTTGTCTAGGGATTCATCTATAAGACTGTCATTATTTTGATTAACCTTATACTTATTATCTGACGTAGTTTTTTTACTAAATAGATTATTAGATTCATTGTTGTTTTTACTCAATGTAAAAACCTCCCTTTGTAATATTTTTCTAAATGAATTATACATTATTTTTGAATGTTAATCATCAAAATATGGGATTTTATAAATTTTGTATAGGTAGAAAGAGATTAATGTTAAGTGGTAAGGTAAAATATTTATACTTAAACATGTAGTGTCTGAAGAAAATTTGTTATTTGATATTAGTTAATGAGAAGTTATATTTACTCCACATATCTTTAAAAGTTATAAGAAGAATAATTTGAGGTGGATTAATGGCGAAAGAATATGCAAAAAAGTTCTATAAAAGTTCTGCATGGAGAAAGTGCAGAGCTTCTTTTTTTATTTATAAACACGGGCTATGTGAGCGGTGCAAGAATCTGGGTGCAATTGTTCACCATAAGGAATACATAACACCAGAGAATATAAATAACCCAGAGATTACATTGAGCTTTCATAACTTAGAACTTTTATGTCAGGATTGCCACAACCGTGAACATCATGAGAAGAATAGTCCAGTTGTTGAAGGTGTAATGTTTGATGAGAATGGGGATTTAATAAAAAAAGAATAAAAATCAAAATAAAAAACAAACGCTGGTATTTCCAAAGAAATAAAAACCCCCCTCCGTCTCAAAATCATTTTTGATTTTTCAAAGGACCGATGAGGTACCTTCAAAAAATAAATTGGTCATTTCACGTGACCCCCTACCCCAAATGCATAAGAGATGAGGTGTTATTTATGGCAATAAAGAAGGAATTAACAAAAGAAGAACGGGTTAATAAAGAGATAACGAGACTTAAACGAATATATAAAGAAATGCCAAAAGATACCCTCTTGGTAGTAGAGGGATTAATTGTGGAAGCGGCAGATTTACGTGTTCGATTAGAAGATATTCGAAAAGACCTCGATGAGAATGGTTATGATGAAATGTTTTCACAATCAGAGAATCAAGAGCCGTATGAGAGGGAACGTCCGCAAGCTCGACGATATATAGCAATGAACAAAAACTATCAAAGCATTATGAAGCAATTAGGTGATTATGTTCCTAAGTCGGATCTAAAGAAGAAAGAAGAAACCGACGATGGATTTGAAAAGTTTGTGCAGAATCGATGAGAAAACAATATCCACTATCGCATAATCCTATAGCAGATTATTACAATAAAATTGAATCCGGTGAAATTGTAGTAGGTGACAAAGTTAAACGTATTTATAAGAAGCTCGTTAGTGATGTTTATGATAATGATTCTGAGTATGAGTATGACTCTAGTAGAGCTAATCATGTTATTGAATTTATCGAAAATTATTGTAAGCATAGTAAAGCAAAATGGGCTGGAAAACCAATTGATTTAGAACTTTGGCAACAAGCATTCTTAGCCGCGACTTTTGGCTTTGTTCATAAAATTGATGGTACTAGAAAATATCGGGAAGCATTTTTAGTAGTTGCACGTAAAAATGGTAAGTCTACGCTTTCGTCTGGGATATGTTTATATCTACAGGTAGCAGATGGTGAAGGTGGTTCTGAGGTATATGCGGTAGCAACTAAAGAGCAACAAGCTAAAATCGTTTGGTCAGAATCAAAAAGAATGGTTAAAAAGTCACCGGCTTTGTCCAAAAGAATAAAAACTTTAGTCAAAGAATTAACGGCAGATTTTAATGATAGTGTATTTAAACCAGTCGGTAGTGATAGTGATACATTAGATGGTCTAAATGTTCACGGAGCCTCCCTTGATGAAATACATGCGTGGAAGGACAAGAATTTATATGACGTAATTGTCGATGGTACGTCAGCACGTGAACAGCCATTGATTCTTATGATTACAACAGCTGGAACAGTAAGAGAATCTGTTTATGATATGAAGTATGACGAGGCAGAAATGTTACTGAATGGATTAGAAGATAAAGATGGTTATACAGATGACCGTTTTTTACCTGTTATTTATGAACTTGATAAAAGAGAAGAGTGGACTGACAAAACCAAATGGGCTAAAGCAAATCCAGGTTTAGGTACCATAAAGAAAATAGATAACTTAGAAACGAAAGTAAATAAAGCAAAGGCTAATTCTTTATTAGTGAGCAACTTATTAACTAAAGATTTTAACATTCGTGAAACATCATCAGAAGCATGGTTAACATTTGAACAATTGAATAACTCAGCTACTTATAATATCAAAGAATTGAAACCTTCTTATGGAATTGGTGGTTGCGATTTATCCTCAACTACCGATCTAACAGCAGCGAAGGTTATTTTTATGGTCCCAGAAGACCCACATATTTATGTGAAGCAGATGTATTGGCTTCCGGAAGATTTATTAGAACAGCGAAGTAAAGAAGATAAAATCCCATATAATTTATGGCACGAGCAAGGAATATTAAGAACAACACCGGGAAATTCCGTTCATTATAAATTTGTTACGAAATGGTTCTTAGAAATACGAGATGAATGTGGTATTTATCTACCTTGGATTGGCTATGATAGATGGTCAGCTAAGTATTGGGTTGAGGAGATGGAAGGATATTTTGGCAAAGAATCTATGATTCCTATCGCACAAGGTAAACAGACTCTTTCTAGTCCGATGAAACTTTTAGGAGCTGATTTGGAATCTAAGTTAGTCAACTATAACAACAATGCAATTGACAAGTGGTGTCTTTCCAATACAGCTATAGCTATTGATAATAATTTAAATATACAACCAAATAAAACAAAGAACCAAAGACGTCGTATTGATGGCACAGCAGCGCTTTTAAATGCATATGTAGTTCTTCAAGAAAAACGAAATGACTACCTCAACATGATTTAAGAAGGAGGTGAGAATTTGGGGTTATTCGATAAGATATTTGGAAAGAAACAGGCTCCTACTACAACTCGTTTTGAAATGATAAACGATAATGGTGGAGGTTTTTTTGCGTGGAATGGGGACATCTATCAAAGTGACATTATACGAGCGTGTATACGTCCTAAAGCGAAAGCGGTTGGTAAGCTCATAGCCAAGCATATACGAGATAACTCTACTGAATTTAAGGTGAATCCAGATTCTTATATGAGATTTTTACTGGAAGAGCCTAATCCATTGATGACAGGACAAATGTTTCAAGAGAAAATGGCTGTTCAATTAGAGTTGAATCATAATGCATTCGCTTATATTAAGCGCGATGATTTTGGTTATCCTACTGAGATTTATCCTATTCCATGTACAACGGTTGAAGTTGTAGAAGGTGCACAGGGAGACATCTTTTTAAAGTTTTATTTTAAAAATGGTAAGCAGATGACGATTCCATATACAGATATCATTCATTTGCGTAAAGACTTTAATGATAATGACTTTTTCGGAGAGCATCCTGGTAATGCATTAGCTCAGTTAATGGAAATTGTTACGACAACTGATCAAGGTATTGTTAAAGCGATTAAAAATAGCGCAGTAGTAAAGTGGATTCTTAAGTTTAAGTCAGTACTAAAACAAGAAGATATTGATAGTCAGGTTAAAAACTTTGTAAATAACTATTTAAATATCTCAAATGATGGTGGAGCAGCTTCTTCTGATCCGCGATATGATTTAGAACAAGTGAAACCTGAAGCGTTTGTACCAGATTCAAAGCAGATGCAAGAAACAGTACAACGTATTTATAATTTCTTTAATACAAACGAAAAGATTATCCAAAGTAAATATAACGAGGATGAATGGACAGCTTATTATGAATCAGAAATTGAGCCATTTGCAATGCAGCTTGCTGGAGAATATACCAGGAAGCTTTTTTCACGTCGAGAAAGGGGATTTGGTAACAAGATTATCTTTGAATCCTCTTCACTTCAATACGCTTCTTTAAGTACAAAGATGGATTTAGTTCAAATGGTGGATAGAGGAGCTATGACACCAAATGAATGGCGTTCAATTCTTTCACTTGGGCCAATTGAAGGTGGATCTAAGCCGATTAGAAGATTAGATACAGCTTTAGTTAAAGAAGGAAATGTCACTGATGAAGGAGGTGATGACAATGAACAAGACGGAAAAGAGGGAACTACTGAGTAGTGCTCTTGAAATTAGGGAGTTAGAAAATGGGCTTCGAACAATTTCTGGTTATGCAGTTAAATGGGAAATGAAATCTGTAACAATGGGCTATTGGCAACGATTTAAAGAGCAGTTTAAAAAAGGGGCTTTCACAGAGTCCTTGACTCAAGATGATCAATTAGCTTTATGGAGCCACGACACATCGCAAGTGTTAGGAAGAACTAAAAATGGTACTCTTCGTTTATTTGAAGATGAGATTGGACTAAGGTTTGAACTAGACTTAGCCAATACAACACTCGGAAATGACACATACGAGACGATTAAACGCGGTGATGTAGACGGTGTTTCCTTTGGGTTCCAAATGGTCAAAGAAGAATGGGATGAATCAGATCCGGACAATGTAGTTCGTAGTGTAACAAAAGCTAAGTTACTAGAGATTAGTCCAGTAGCTTTCCCGGCTTATCCTGATTCGCAAGTTTCAGCTAGAAGTCATGACCCATATAAACAATTTGTGAAGGAACGCAATCAAAAAGAATTACGTAAAAAACTAATTTTAAAAACATATTTATAAGGGAGAGAGTCATTTGAAAACATTACAAGAAATTTTAACTAGGAAATCAGAAATTCGCTCAACGTTACAAAGCGATAAGGAAGTAGATTTAGTAGCATTAGAAACAGAACTAAGAGATCTTGAAGAAACACAAAAACAAATTGAAACACGACAAAGGTTATTAAAAGAAGCAGAGGAGATTAATAATAAACAAATGCCTGAAATGCGTACAGTTGAAATATTTAACAATGAACCTCAGAAACAAGATGTAGAATTAGAGACTTCTGAAAAACGTGGACAAGCTCTAATGGAAAACCGTGCCGTTACAGTTGGAAGTGGTAATGTAGTTTTACCTAAGCATAGTGCAACGGATATCCGCCCTACTTTCAATGAAGTATCTACATTAATTGATCGTGTATCTACAAAAACATTAAAGGGTGGAGAGAGCTACCAACAACCATACCTCGAAAGCTATGGTGAAGGTGATTATAAAACTGAAGGTACTGATTACGCTAATGTTGAGACAAAGTTTGGATATGCAGACATCACAAAAACAAAGGTTACAGCTTATTCAGAAGACACAGAAGAGCTTCAGAAGTTACCAGCAGCTGATTACGATGGTGAAGTCATGAAAGGTATCACTGTATCCACTCGTAAAAAGTTAACTCGTGAAATTTTAATTGGTACAGGTGCAACTAATCGACTTGTTGGTATTTTTTCAACAGCAGCTAAAGCGATTGATCCAGCAACAGATTTAGAAATCTCAAAAATTGATGATGCCACTCTAGATGACATTATCTATAGCTATGGTGGAGATGAAGATGTTGAAGATGCGGCTGTTTTAATTCTGAATAAGAAGGATTTAAAATCATTCGCTAAACTTCGTACTTCTGATGGTAAAAAAGTGTACAACGTCGTTTCCCAAGGGAATTCTGGAACAATTGATGGCGTACCATTCATCATCAATAGTGCTTGTAAAGCAGTATCTGATGCAGCGACTACAACTGGTCAATACAATATGGCCTATGGTCCATTATCAAACTACCAACTTACTATCTTCTCTGATATGGATGTGCAACGTTCAACTGACTTCTTATTCAAGCAGGGTATGATCGCTCATAGAGGCTCAGTATTTGCTGGCGGTAACGTAATTTCTAAAAATGGATTCTTACGAGTGAAGAAAGCGGCTACTGTATAATAGTCGCTTTTCTTTATGGTATAAGGAGGTTTAACAGTGAGTGGGAAACCATTGAATAAATATGTTGTAAAAAGAGCTTTTCGAGATAAATTCACTTTCATTCATTATAGTGTTGCAAATTCATATGAATCAAATGATGCAGAACGTGTAATGTATCTACAAGATGAAGGTTTCTTGAATAAAGAACGAATTATAGATAAACAAGAAGACTCAAAAGGACCAGTTCATGTTGGAGGAGGATATTACGAACTTCCAAATGGTGAAAAGATTAAAGGTAAAGATGTCGCTTTGGAAGCTTTAAAACAGCTAGCGCAAGTTGGTGAATGAGTATGATGCTTGATGTTGTGAAGAAAGCGGTACGTGTCTCACATAATGCTCTTGATGATGAACTTGAAGATCTAATTGAAGCATCTCGATATGATTTGAAGTTATCTGGTGTTTCTCATCTCAAGGCAAATGATGATACTGACCCTCTAATTAAAAGAGCAATTATTACGTATGTAAAAGCTAATTTTATTTCAGACGCAAAAGAGGCAGAACGTTTTTTAGCATCTTATAACATGCTTAAGAATCATCTAACTTTAGCGGGTGACTACAAATGAATGATATTTTACTATTCCCAGTAATAACAATTACTAAAGATGAATTAGGACAAGTTGAGGAAAATGAAGTATTTAGTAGACAGATATTTTGTAAGAAAAAATCAGTTCCTCAATCAGAATTTTTTCAAGCCGGACAAAGTAATATCAAGGCCAGTCATATATTGATTGTCCATGTCTGGGATTACCAGGATGAAAGAAAAGTGAAGTATCGAGATAAAGAATATAGCATTTACCGCACGTATGAAAGAGATGATGAAAAAATCGAACTTTATTGTGAGGTGAAAGCTGGTGTCTAATATTGATACTCTTGCAAGTGATATTGCTAGGGAATTACAAAGATACACTAATCTAGTAGAAGAAGATATAGAGGATGCTAAAGAAAAGGTTGCGACCAATCTTGTAAATGAATTAAAACAAAAAAGTCCTAATAAAACAGGGAAGTATAGTAGAGGCTGGCGTAAGAAAAAGGATGGTAATGCAGTTATTGTTTATAATGCTTTAAAGCCACAACTTACACACTTATTAGAGAAAGGTCATGCGAAGGCAAGTGGCGGACGTGTTCCAGCTCAAGTTCATATTGCTCCGGCTGAAGAACATGCGATTAATGACTTTGTTGAGCGTGTCGAAAGGGCGATAGGGCAATGACATTAGGTGAATTCAAAAAAATCCTTGATGCTACAGGTAATCCTGTGGCTTATTCGCATTTCACCGAAACGCCAGGTAATCCTGTGCCAACACCGCCTTATATTTGTTACTTTGTAGATGGTTCTCCTAATATGCCAGCTGATAACAAAGTCTATCACAAAATAAATGATGTAACTATTGAGCTTTATACAATTAAAAAAGATTTAATTGCTGAATCCAAATTAGAACAAGTCCTAGATGATCATGATATTCCTTATGAATCGTTTGGGACTTTTATTGAATCTGAAAAATTGTATCAAAAAATATATGAAACGAGGTTGTTATAAATGAATAAGGAAAATAAAGTTACTTTCGGTTTAAAGAACGTTTATTATGCGCTCTATGAAATTCTAGATGGAGTCGTAAAGTTTAAAACCCCAATCCCAATTCCAGGCGCAGTTGAATTAACATTAGATCCACGTGGAGACTTAATTGAATTCTATGCTGATGACATGCTTTATTATTCAGCGAGTAATAACCAGGGTTATGACGGGACATTGAGCATTGCTACTATCCCAGAACAATTTGCTGTAGATGTATTGGGTGAAGAGTTAGATGCGGAAGATGGCGTACTAAATGAATTGGCTGATGCGAAAGGAAAACAATTTGCATTGCTATTTGAATTTGATGGAGACGAAAAAGCAACTCGTCACGTTCTGTTTAACAACTCAGCAAGTCGCCCTACAGTTGCATCTAAAACAAAAACAAGTTCTGCTGAACCAAATACCAACGAACTTAAATTTGTATCTAGTCCAATAGATATTAACGGAAAACGTATGGTTAAAACAAAAACTACATCTAAAACAACAACAGCGGTTTATGATGATTGGTATAAAAAAGTATATACAAAAACTACATTATCAAAAGGGGCGTAATTCTAGATGGAAAAGACAATAACAATAGACGGAAAACAGGTCCGATTAAAAAGCACAGCAGCAACAGTTAAAAAGTATAAAGCGCAATTTAGACGTGATTTATTTGCAGATATGTTTGGATTAGGAATCATTTCACCAATCACACCTCAAAATGGCTCACAGCCTACTATTGATTTAGCAAATGCTGATTTAAGTAAAGTAGATTTTGAAGTTATTTATGATTTAGTTTGGTTATATGCAAAAACAGCAAACCCCGAAATCGCTGATCCGATTACATGGTTAGATGGATTTGATGAATTCCCTATTTCTGAAATTATTCCAGAAATCATGGATCTGATTCAAAGTACGATGGGGGCAAAAAAAAAATAAAGAAAAATAATGAAGAGCAAGGGAATTTCAGTGATGAAGAATTATCCACTGATACTTTCCTTGCTCTTTGTTATAAAGCGAAATTATCACATGGTGATTTAGAAGAAATGACTATTGGTGATTGTTTTGATTATATTGATGAATTCGCTGAAATGGAGAATCCAGATAAAGAAAAAGCTCGTAAAGCAAATCAAAAAGACTTCGATTCGTTCTAAGAAAGAGGTGAGATGATGGCAGGAGGAAGAATTAAAGGAATAACAGTTGAAATTGGTGGTGAAACCACAGGTCTTCAAAATGCTTTGAAAGATGTTAATAAGCGGAGTAATGATGTAGCTAAAGAGTTAAAGGATATTGAGCGCCTTTTAAAATTTGACCCTGGGAATATTGAGGCGCTTTCTCAAAAACAAAAATTACTTACACAACAAATTGAAAATACAACGCAAAAGTTAGATAAATTGAAGGTGGCGGAACAACAAGTCCAAGCTCAATTTCAAAACGGTAAAATTTCTGAAGAACAATATCGTGCGTTTAGGCGTGAAATTGAATTTACACAAGGCTCACTTGATGGGTTGAAAAATAAGCTTGGAAACATGAAAGCTGAGCAAGAAAGTGTAGCAAGCTCCACTAGGCAATTAGAAACCTTATTTAGTGCTACAGGAAAAAGTGTTGATGACTTTGCAGGAGCATTAGGTAATCGTCTTGTAAATGCAATTAAAAGTGGATCGGCTACAAGTCGCCAGTTAGAACAGGCAATTGGTCTTATTGGTCGTGAAGCTTTAGGAGCAGAAACAGATATTGAAAAATTACAACGTGCGCTTCGCTCTGTGGATGCTGGAAACTCCATACAACAAGTACGAAATGAGTTAAGAGATTTACAACAAGAAGCTGGAAGGACAGAGGAAAAGTTTGAAGGATTACAAGTAGGGTTAGAAAATGTCATAGGTGGTATAGCAGCCGGTGGCGGTATTGCAAGTGCAGTTGAGCAAGCAATGGACATGTCTAAATTAAAAACAAAGATTGATATCACTTTTGATGTTCCGGAGTCTTCGAAAAAATCAGTAGAAGAAGCTGTAAGGGGTGTAACTACTTATGGTGTGGATGCAGAAGAAGCCTTAGAGGGTGTTCGAAAACAGTGGGCATTGAATAAGGATGCTTCTGATGAAACGAATGCGGCTGTAGTTAAAGGAGCGGCAACTATAGCTTCAAGTTATGCAGGGATTGATTTTAATGAGCTTATACAGGAAGCGAATGAGATTGGTGCAACATTAGGGATTACTAATGAAGAGGCTTTAGGATTAGTTAATACTTTATTAAAAACAGGTTTTCCACCAGAACAATTAGACATTATTGCTGAATATGGCGACCAAATGGTTCAAGCTGGTTTTACAGCTAAAGAAGTTCAAGGAATTATGTCAGCAGGTGTAGACACGAAAAGTTGGAATATAGACAACCTATTGGATAAAAAATTGTCCCTATGAGTGGAGACATTCATAGCAAACTCCTCTAATTCGGTGAAACTCTCACATAAGAGACAATACCGAGCCAAGCCAATAAATAGGAAGTGTGTAACGACTAGTCGAAAGACGTAGGGTGTAAGCCAATGACATCCGAAATGGGGAGCATCTTATATAAAGATGATGATATAGTCTGGTCTGTATAGTGATATACAGAAGTTCATAAGAGAACTGACAGGATGTTGCGAATCCTGTTGAACATATCGGGTGTTAAAGAAGGTCGTATCAAAATGGCTGAGTTTGGTGCTGGTGTAGATAAGTCCATGCAAGCGGTTTTAGATAAAACAAAGATTTCAGCCGATCAGTTTGAAAAATGGGGACAAGCAATTGCTGGCGGTGGTGAAAATGGACAAAAAGCGATGCTTGAAGCAACTAAGGCTTTAGCTGGTGTTGAAAATGCGACAGACAGAAATGCGCTTGGCACGAAGATGTTCGGAACCCTTTGGGAAGACCAAGGAAAGAAAATTATTAATACGATTCTAAAGGCAGAAGGTAAGCAAGTTGATTTGAAAAAAGGTGTAGAAGATTTACATGGAGCAACTTCTAAAATAGATGCAAGTCCAGCTGTTAAATTTCAAAAAGCTATGGAAGATTTAAAGATGGCTCTTGAACCAGTTTTATTAGTGGTAGCAGATCTTGTTTCTAAATTTGCAGAATGGGTTTCTGACAATCCGGAATTAGCAGCAACATTAGCAGCAATTGCAGTAGCTATCGGGGTTATTTCTGGTGCGATTATGGCGCTTGCTCCTATAGTCGTGGCGGTCATGAGCTTGTTTGGTATCGGAGCAGGAATAGCCGCCACGCTTGTTGCTGCAATTCCTATTATTATAGGGGTTATAGCAGCTCTAGGCATTGCGATTTATAAAAATTGGGACGATATCAAAAAATGGACCATGGAGGTATGGAATTCAATTACAGAATTTCTAACAGGAATTTGGGACGGCATATCCCAATGGGCAACAGAAACATGGGAAAGTATTAGTGAATCTACAGCTTCTGTATGGAATTCAATTAAAGAGTTTTTAGTAGAACTATGGAATGGGATAACGGAGTCCTTATCTGAAACATGGAATTCGATTGTTGAAATTACTACGGAAACATGGAATTCAATTGTTGAGTATTTGACCGGTATTTGGGATGGGGTAGTTGAAACATTATCAGAAGTTTGGAATAGTATCAGCCAAACCACTTCCGAAGTGTGGACAGCGATTAGTGAGTTTTTCATTAGCACCTGGAATGGATTAGTTGCCTTTCTAACTCCTATTTTACAAGGCATTGCTGATTTCTTCTCTATGATTTGGAATGGTATTTCCACAGTTATTCAAACGGTATGGAATTTCATTACGCAATACTTACAGGCGGTTTGGACAGCTATTTTATACTTTGCTACTCCAATATTTGAATCAATAAAGAGTTTTATTGTTTCTGTGTGGGATGCTATTAGTTTAGCTGCAACAACAGTGTGGAATGCTATAGTTGCTTTTCTTCAAGCTTGTTGGAATGGCATTGTTTCGATTGCGACAGCTGTCTTTGAAACACTTAGAAATTGGATTGTGAATGTATGGGATGTTATTAGTTCCACCACAATGACGGTGTGGAATACATTGAAGAATTTCTTACAAGCATGCTGGAATGGATTAGTCGCTATCGTAACACCAATTTTTGATGCAATAAAAAACTGGATTGTGAATGCCTGGAATACGATTAGTTCCACTACTAGCGCTGTATGGAATACGATTAAAGGTTTCCTTTTTAGTTTATGGAATTCAATTGTTTCCACAGCAAGTTCTGTATTTAATAACATCAAAGAAGCTATTTCAACTATATGGAATATGATTAGTAGTACAAGTAGTAGTATTTGGAATGGTATTAAATCAACACTCTCAAACATTTGGGAAGGTATAAAGTCAACCGCATCTTCTGTATGGAATGGACTGAAAGATGCAATTATGACTCCTGTTCGTTGGGTAACAAGTGCTGTTAGTGGAGCTTTTGAAGGCATGAAGTCCGCAGTATTAGGTGTTTGGGATGGTATTAAAATTGGTATTCGAACAGCTATCAATGGAATTATTCGTATCATAAATAAGTTCATAGACGGTTTTAATACACCAGCAGAATTATTAAACAATATACCAGGTGTTAGTGCACCAACTATTCCTCATGTACCGATGCTTGCTAAAGGTGGAAAACCTGTAGGTGATGGTTCATTTATCACAGGAGAAGCCGGACCAGAGTTATTTACGAAGAAGGGTAATTCAATCACAGTTACACCTTTATCATCGAAAGAAAAATCACTCGGTATTACTGGGACTATGAATCAATTAATGGGTGATATGAGTCGTATGATGGCTAGTTCTATGAGCCAATTATCGGGTTTAAAGTCTGTTATGAGTGGTGTGTATGGAAGTATGTCAAATAGCAAACAGGCTATGACAAGTAGTGTATCAAATCAAGTATTTAATAACTCCTTTGGATCATCTGGTGACGGAGCAATTCCGGTGCTTGGTGGTGATTTGGTTGTTGAAGTTCCTGTTGTTATAGAGGGGCGAGATGTGGCGCGTGGTACGTATCGATATACAACCGAGTACCAAGAAAGAGAAAAACAAAGAGACTCAGCCTTTTAGGTTTGGGTTTCTTTATTTTATAAAGAAATGAGGTGTCAATATGAGTTCTTTTACATTTAACAAAACACGTAAAGGCTTTATTCAAATTGCGAAAGGATGGAAAAGACCTACTTGGGCACCATTGAAACGAAATTTTCTAAACGTTCCAGGATATCCAGGCGCAAGATTGTTAAACACACAAACAGAAATGCGCGTTTTATCTATTCCGGTAGGAATTATAGTGCCTGATGGGTCTAACTTAGAAAAGCTGAAAGAAGAAATTGCAAGCTGGCTAATAACAGAGCAACCAACAGAACTTATTTTTGATGTAGAACCAAATAGAACCTATGTAGCAATTGTGGATGATAGCTTTGATCCAGATGAATTTGTAACACTTGGAATAGGAACGCTTAAATTTATTTGTCCAATGCCTTACAAATTAGGACCGATTCGAAACGCAAAAGCAAAGCTAGAATCAAATAATATTATTAAAATGGATGCTTTGAATGAGGGAAGTGTATTTTCAGAACCAAAATTCAAGATACAGGTAGAGAATCCTTCCACATTCATCGATATTATAAATAAAAATGGAAATCAACATTTTCGTATAGGATATCCAGTTAAGATAGATGAAACGCCAATAAGTCGGTATGAATTGGTTATGCATGATAAAGCGAATTCTCTAGTGGGTTGGACGGAAGTGGGAAAAGATTTTGTTTCAGATTATGGAATCGTAGCAGGGAAAATGATAGCGGATGGCGCACGTATCATGCCATCTGATTATGGGCAAGGTCAATTCTGGCATGGTCCAGCAGTGAAAAAAAGCATTACAGGTGGGCCGCTACAAGATTTCACACTTGATGCAATAGTTGAATGTCGAAACTTAAACCCTGCAACTATGGGACGTGTCGAACTTTATTTATTAGATGAAAACAGCGTTGTAGTCGGAAAAGTAGGTATGTTTGATGCATATAGAAATTCTAGCGAGAATTTTGGTGAAATTATGGCGGGAAACGGTGACTACAACCATCTGATTATAGCAGAAACCGGTTATTATCGTACAACATGGAATGATTTTTATGGACGTCTACACATTGCACGAGTGGGAAATTATTGGCAAGGTGATATTGCTTTAATCGATGAAAAAGGAAATTACCATACAGAAAAATTTGCCCAATGGTGGGATACGGGCAATAGCTTTATGAAAAAGGTATCTCAAATTGTTGTTCATATATGCTCGTTTAATGATGCACCATCATTAATTGCAGCCGTGCACGATATTAAAGTGCAAAAAGTAAATAGCAATACAGAGCGTCAAATACCTTATATTGTTCAAAAAGGAGATCTTGTAGAAGTTGATTCATCGGATGCAAGTATTCGTATTAACGGAGCAGATGCGATAAATATAAAGGATTTTATGAGTGACTATATACGTATTGAAAAAGGAAAGAATGAAATCGAAATATCTCCAAACAACATTGGACAAGTAGATGTCACATACAGGGAGCGTTACAGATGAGTAAAGCAAATAATCTATTACACATTGTGGATTTTAAAACAGAACAAATCATAGGTGTTATCAAAGAACAGGATTATTGGGATGATTTACGCCAATGGGAGCTTAAAGATAACAAAGATAAATTTGAGTTCACAACAGCTGATGGTACAAAGATAGCGGCATCACTTATACAACAGAACCTTGTCGTTAAACAAACTCGTGACGGTACTTTTGTTTCATACATTATTACAGAAGTAGAGCAAGATTCAACAGGTCGTCCAAAAAAGATTTATGCACTTGGTGAACATACAAAGCTAAAGAAAGCGACTGTGATTAAACCACAAACTTTACAAGCTACTACAGTCAATGAATCTACGGACTTTGCTTTACAAGGTACAGAGTGGAAACGTGGGATTACTGAGTTTGTTGGTATACGTACCATTCATATTAAGGATTTTACAAATCCGCTTGATCTCTTAAAACAAATCGCATCTACGTTTGAACTTGAGATTCGTTTTAGAACAGAAATAATGGGATCTTTTATTGTCGGTCGGTATGTAGATTTAATAAAAAAAGTAGGACGTGACAACGGAAAAGAATTCTTGTTAGGAAAAGATGTACAAGGGATCCGGCGTATTGAGAGTAGCCAAGACGTAGTAACCGCTCTTGTAGGTGTTGGTCCACAAAATAGTGAAACTGACGAATTTCTCACATTTGAAGAGATAAACAATGGCAAACTTTATGTAGGAAATAATGATGCCTTGCAACGTTGGTCAAAAGATGGCAAGCATTTATTCGATATTTATTCACCGCAAACAGAAGATCAAGATATGACGAAGCAACGACTCAAACAGTTAACCGAAGCAGAATTAAAGAAGCGAATTGATAGTTCTACTTCATATGAAGTAAATGCAGTAGCACTTGAAAAAGTGTTTGGTTTATCTCATGAATCGGTTCGTAAAGGTGATACGGTACGAATAAAAGATACAGGGTTTAGTCCACCACTTTTCTTAGAAGCTAGGTTAATAGCAGCGGATGAATGCGACACCGATCCATCGAAAGATAAATATATCTTTGGTAATTATCGTGAAATCAAAGATACACGAAGCCTTATCGATAGGTTATATGCACAAATCATGGGTAGCTTATCAAATAAAGCGTCTAAAGAATTACTAGATATGCTAGATAAGAAACTTCAAGAAAACGTAAAAGAAACAGAAGTCATTCGAAAAGAGTCGGAAGCAGCAAAGAAAATTGCTGAACAAGTGGCTGAAAACTTGAAGAATAATACCGTTGATATTATCGAAGGCGTAAATCCACCAACAGAAAACTTAAAGGATAGAAAAACGTTGTGGCAAGATATCAGCAAAGGTAAGCCTGGTATTCTGAAATTGTGGAAGGATGGTAAATGGGATCCTGTTGTTCCTGATGTGGAATCCGTTAAGAAAGAAACATGGGAACAGGTCAATAAGGATATTCAGTCCACAAAAGAAGAATTAAATAAGAAAGTGGAAGAAGCTCAAAACGAAACTTCTGGACAATTCAAGCAAGTGAAAGAAAATCTCCAAGAGGTTTCTCTAGCAATTAAAAATGTACAAAACTCTCAAGGTGAAATTAATAAAACTGTCTCTGAAATGAAACAAACCAACGAAGGTTTTACTAAATCTATTGCATCGTTAACAAAAAAAGACGGTGAAATCACTGAAAAATTAAATACAGTAGTAGAGACTTCTGAAGGCACAAAAAAAATAATCTCTGAGGTGCAGCAAACAACAAATGATCTAAAGAAAACCACAACTGAAATTACAGAGAAAGCTGGGAAGATCAGTGAGAAATTAGAGAGCGTAGAAAAGAAGGTTGATAACGATAAAGCAGGAGGACGTAACCTTCTATTAGATTCAAATGTTAAATATGAAAAAACGGATTATTTAATCAATCAATACAATGCGACTGAAAATTTCTCTACAGGTGAGGAATATACCTTTGTAATTAAAGGAAGTGTCCTACAAGGTCAAAAATTTGGAATTTGGCAGAATGGCGGTTCTAACAATGTTGGATATGCAACAAGTCTTTACGCTAATGGAATAACTTATGTAACTTTCAAAGCTGTTGCGGCTACAAGTGGAAATGAACGGAAGTTAAGTTTATATAACTTTCCAAGTAATACTACAAAAGCTGTTGTAGAATGGGTCGCTTTATATAAAGGGAACAAACCACAGGATTGGACACCAGCTCCAGAAAACCAAGTAACAACCGATGACTTCACCAAGAAAACAACCGAGATTGAAAAAAGTGTAAATGGAATCAAAGAAACAGTAACAAAAGTAGAAAATAATCAGGGTGGATTTGATAAACGTGTAACAGCAGTAGAGAAAACGGCTGAAGGTGTTTCTCAAAACGTTGGCAAGTTACAAGAAACACAAACGGCACAAGGTAAACAGATTTCTGATGCTCAATCTACAATCAAACAACATTCTGATGCACTTGAGATGGCTGTGAAAATGAAAGATGTTGAGAATTATGTTGGCGGTCTTGGATCTATTAATGAGATTCGTGACGCTGGTTTTACTCAAGGGAATAGATACTGGGGGTGGGCTACTGGGCACTCTATAGATTCTAACCTAAAGTATAAAGGATACAATTCGTTTTCTATGAACACTACAGGACAAACCCAGGATGTATGGTGGGGTGCTTTTAGTCAATTTATAGATTGTTCTCCTAATGAAGATATTGTTACTTCTGCTTACTTTAACACTGATGGAAAAGTTCCAATTGATAATGGTGTATTTATCGAGTTGGAATTTTGGCAATCAAATAAAACAACCCGAATTTCAACTGCTAGAGAAAGAGTTCAAATCATTAACAATACTTGGGTCAGAGCTATTTGTACAGCTAAAGCTCCGGCAGGAACTGGATTTGTAAGGTTTCGACCATACGTACAAAGAAATGGTAGAGCTTGGTTCTGCATGCCTATGCTGCAGCGTGGTAAAGTAGCTACAGAATTTTGGTTGCATCCAAAAGATCAAACTAATGTTGATAAAATGATTGAAGATATTTCCAATAAAGTAGCTACACTAGATTACAACCAGAAAACAACTGAATTAGAGCGCCTTATTTCCGCCAATACGGAGGGAATTAAACTTGCTGCAGTAAAAACCGAAGTATATACAAAACAACAGGCTGACGGAAGATATGCGGATAAAGCGTATGTAGAAAAACAAGAGGGACGTATTGAGGTAACTGAAAAAGCGATTACTAGTACCGTCCAAAAAGGCGATATTATCTCGGCTATTAACCAAACAGCTGAAAAGATTCAAATTAATGTTGCTAAGTTGCAGATTAACGCTGATACCATTGTAAAATGGCTCACTGCAACAGGTATTAATGCAGATGTAATTAAAATCGAAAATGGGAAAGTTACGATCGATAAGAATGGTATTACAGCAAAAATGGCTGACTTCTTTTTTGAAGATGAGCGTGGGCAGAAATTTTCAGTAACACCAAGGAAGAATCTCATTCCAGATCATGACTTTTCACACATTTCTTTTAAGAATTTTAATAATTATTTTTTGAAGATTGAATACAGTCCTACATGGACAATTATGTCTAATCCATATATTGAGAAACCAGTGGTTAACAATTATGAGCCAATGGTTAATCCGTTGCGGATAGATTTGTCAAATTGGATTCGTTTTACATTATTTGATGGTGTAAAACCAGGTAAGAAATACACATTGTCGGCTCATTTCAGAGCAACTACCAATGATAATCGTGTAAACATTACAAACAAGCCAATCATGAGAGCGGTATTCGGTAAATATAACGGTGACACTCCCGTGGAGCTTGGACGAGCATCAAAAACTTACGATGCACCAAGCATTCAAACGGGGAAAATAGTAAGATACGCTTTAACTTTCACTGTGCCGAGTAACTATGTAGAAGGAAATGGTTATGTTTATATTGATTTATTTGGCGAGGGGCTCTTAAATAATATGCAAGCAATTGCTGTATCAGGTGTTCAGTTGGTGGAAGGTGACGTTCCTTCCGTTTATAACTGGGATACAACACATGGAGAACTCGTAAACGGAACACTGCCTTTTTCTACAATTGCACTTGGTACAAAAGATAATGTTATTTACCACAATCATGTGAACAAATGGAATTATATGAATGCGCCACTTGAAATCATAAGCAATGGCGAAATGATGGCACTCGTGGGAGATGATCGTGCGGGACTCAGTTTTTATCCCCGTGGCGGTGGAGAACGTAGAAGTTACATCGGTCACATTTACAACAATGAAAATAGATTCCGAATTGAATCAAAAGATCCTGTTGCAACGACACAATCAATTGAATGTAATGGGATTAACGTATGTGGTGGATACTTTGGTGCTAATGCAGGTTCTATTCATTATACAAATGGTAGCTTAGGTTTAGGGTGGTATTTCCATGATGGTAGATGGAATTATGTTGATTTCACAAATATGACTTCTAGAACATAGAGAGGGAGATGAGTATGAATCCAGACAAATTTATGCGTCCAATGCCACCTAATGAACAGTCACCATTCTTAGGTAGAGTAGTTGATTTGAAGAAAGGTGAAAATCAAGTCACCGTTAGCATTCCAGACGATATGCTAGAATTTTGCGGTATCAAGGAAGATACAAAAGTTGAAGTTTGGGGACTTCCTGATGGCACGTTGAATATGCGGATTGCTACTGCATGTGATTTATGTAATAAGGGCGGCAGAGTTTACGAGATTGAGCTTTTCGGTAAAGTAAGTCTTATCTGTGCCGAAGATTATGTAAAGCTAACTGGAAAGAGACCAGGGGCTTCTGATGAAGTAACAATTGAACATGTTAAAGAAGTAGAAAATAGAATGATAGAAAAAGCATTATCAGCAGATCAATATTAACTAAATACGTTTAAATAAGTAGGGCAGCCATGAGTTGTTTTTAATTTTGAATAAAATACGGTTTTTATAACAAAGAGGAGCGATTTCGCTGCTCTTTTTATTTTGCAAAGGGGATGAGAACAATGGAAGATGCAATTTTCAATTCAATGATGCAACAGGGAGCATTCGCAGCATTATTCGTGTGGATGCTTTTTACTACGCAAAAAAAGAATGAACAGCGTGAAGAGCAATATCAAAAGGTCATTGAAAAGAACCAGGGTGTAATTGAAGAACAAGCAAAAGCCTTTAGTTCATTAGCAAATGATGTATCAGATATCAAACAAAAAATTATGGGGAATGGTGATGTAAAATGAAAAAATCTATTAAAGTATTAAGTTCAGTTGCAACGGCTTCTATTATTTTATTAACATCTGTAGGAAGTGTTTTTGCAGATAGAGAAATGATTATTCCAGATTTACCAAAGCAAGGATATAGATATGGTGTCGGTGCATATGAGGGGGTAGTAGCGCATTCCACAGCGACACCAGAAGCACCTGCTATCAATATTAGAAATTATGAAGCTAGAACATGGAGAAATGCTTTTGTGCATTATGCAACGGATTGGGATGAAAACATTCAGATTGCATCTACTAAATATCGTGCATGGGGTGCAGGTCCAGCGGCAAATGCTAGATTTGTACATGTAGAGCTATCTGAAACTAGTGACTCTATTAAATTCAAAAAATCGTATGAAAGATATGTAAAGTTGCTTGCAGAAATATTAAAAGATAGAAATATCCATCCAAGTGTTGGGCTATGGACTCATAAAGATATTACTTACAAATTAGGTGGTACAGATCATGAAGACCCAATACAATATCTAAAGAGTCATGGTGTATCAGAATCCCAATTTAGACACGATGTTTTAAAGGCATATAATGGTGATTCTGTATCGGTTAAACCAAAACCACAAGAACCATCTGGAAGTGTAACAGAAGCAAGTGATGTGGCTTATATTGATGGTCAAAATGTAAACCTTCGGTCTGGACCATCCACAAGCAATAATGTCATCCGCAAGCTACAAAAAGGTGAATCATATAAAGTTTGGGGTAAAGTAGGAAACTGGTTAAACCTTGGAGGAAATCAGTGGATTTATAACGATACATCATACATTCGCTATAAAGAAGAATCTTTATCTGTGGAAGGTAAACGTGTAGTTTCTAAAGTAAATGACTTAAGATTCTATTCAAAAGCTTCTTGGTCGGATAGAGATGTTGCAGGAACTGTCGATGAAGGTTTAGGGTTCACTATCATTGATAAACTATCTGTAAATGGCTCACAGCAGTATAAAGTGAAGAATAGTAGAGGTAATGTGTTTTATATTACAGCTAGTTCTTATTATGTATATGTGAAGTAGTGAGTAATGGAAAAGAAGGATTTAATAGGAGTATTGAATCCTTCTTTTTAAGATCTAGTTAAAAAGTTCCTGCAGTACGTTCTGTTAAATATTTAGTATCTAAATAACCTAGGTCTTGAACATGTTGATGTAACTTCTGAAGTAAGCGCTCATTTTTACATAAAATACTAATATCAAAACCATCAACTATACTTAATAAAAATTCACAATCACTAGTAATAAAATCTGATGCTGTTCTTATCCATGTTGGGCTGTTCTTTTTCATATCAGGAAAAGCACACATTGTTAAGAAGACTAAAAAGTATTCTTTGTTTATTAAGGTTTGTTTTAACTTATTTTCAGTTATGAAACGTTCGTCGCCGAGTAATTGTTCAAATGTAAAGTTACCATGGGAATCTTTTAGGTATATTTCGGCAGTATCTATTTGCCAAATGATATTGTTAGAATTAAAAAGTTCTAGTAATTTTAATATGGACAAATTAAAGTTTTCATCTTCTGGAGCGTGAAAATGTATTCCTATATTCATTGTATGCTAGTCTCCCTTTATTTATATTATTTAAAGAAATTGCCGGCTCTTAATTGAGTCGTTTTTTTTATTTTATAGCAATTATGCAACTATAACTTATTCATTTGAATAAACGTATATAGTATAATTATACTATATGTAAGGGAGGTGAGAAACATGGATTGGGACTTAACAGAAAAGTTTCTTAAAAATCTAGCTTACATAACAGGAAATGGTGGTAGGAGTCATAACAGCAAAGACAAGCCTAAACGATATGAAAGATAGAAAGGAGAAGAAAAAGGAAGAAGAAATAGAAAAACGCCTAGCCCGCAAGAGTAGACGCAAGTAACACAACGAGGGAAGAAATCCCCCCAATCTTAAAAATATTATAACATGATTACAAAATTATACAAAATCCAATCCATGTAAAAATGAAGTTAGATCGAAACACTTTGGTATTAGTATTATTTTTAATATTAGTGGTTACAGTAACAAACTATACGAATCCTGGAGTAAGTGACTATTTAGGAATTGCTTCCACAATAATTTTAGCTATAGCGCTTGTTATTAATTTAATTTCTTTATGGAAAAAAGGCAGGGACGAAAAATGAGTATGGGCTATAAAATAAGTCGTGAAGAAACAGAAAAGTTAGTTAATCAAGTGGTTTTAACAGCGAATGAAACCGTAAATTTGTTAGGTGTCACAACCCAAAGATTGCATGTACTTGTAAAGCAAGGGCGACTTGTTCCCATTAAAGTAGTTGATAGGGTTTCGTTGTACTTTCGTGAAGATGTAGAAAGACTGGCTGAAGAATTAGGGCAATTAAGAGAAAAATATCGACCATATGAATAA